CCTAGCAGCGCCTATAAGCGCTACGAACAGCAAGCCATAACTTTTCTTGCCCCAAAGCCGAAAACCCCACTGGCGGGGCGCTATCACGTTGCTGCGGTGTTCTACATGCCAACCCGCCGCCGCGTGGACTTAACGAACCTACTCGAAGCCGCCCATGACACGCTGGTAGCCGCAAAAATCCTTGCAGACGATAACAACACCATCATTGCCAGCGTGGACGGCTCCCGTGTGCTCTACGACAAAGAAAATCCAAGAACGGAAATTGTTATACAGGAGTTGAATGAACCATGAAAACCGTTCAACATATGCCTCCTAAAATTCTTATTGCCTGCGAAGAATCGCAGACCGTTTGCAAGGCATTCAGGGAAAGAGGATTTGAAGCATACAGCTGCGATATTCAGGAACCGTCCGGCGGACACCCGGAATGGCACATCTTGGGCGATGCCCTGAAAGCTATTGAGGGGGGGCAAGTCGTAACAATGGACGGCAAAACGCACGAAATAGGAAAATGGGATTTGCTGATCGCTCACCCGCCTTGCACATATCTTAGCAATGTTGCAACGCGTAGTTTTTCTTTGCGGTGCACAGCACCAGAAAAGGTGGTTGCACGGTGGGTTGAGAGGGCAAAAGGCGCGGTATTTTTTATGCGATTTTTCGCAGCAAACGCGGAGCGAATAGCGATCGAAAATCCCATAGGATTTATGAACACGGCGTATCGAAAACCAGACCAAACGATTCACCCATATATGTTCGCAAAATCTACAGAAGATACAGAAAATTACGTTACAAAAGCAACATCGCTTTGGCTGGTTAATCTTCCAGTGCTACATGGAACAGGGCTTCCAAAGCCTGACAACGCAGTATTGTTTGGCAAGCTGCCGAGCGGAAAGGCGCGGACGTGGGAAGATACTATCAGCCGTTCGGGAAAAGTCAGAAGCAAAACTTTTCCTGGCATCGCTGAAGCAATGGCCGAACAATGGGGAAATTACATCAGGAACGGAGAATAAAAAATGATCGGAACACTATCCGCCCCATGTGAGAACTGCCCGGAACGCCACACGCTATGTCACAGCACTTGTGGAAAGTATCTGGCATACCGCGCCAAGATGGATGACATCAGCAAGCAGCGCACGCAGGCGCAAGCGCTGAACGAAGCGGATGTGCTCAGGGGAGACAAAATCCGGCGGGATGTGAGGAATCACGGCCTGCCGGGCCATAGGAGGAGATAACATGAAAGCCAAAATACAGCTTCCGGCCTGCTACAAAAAAGAAGCGGAAGCCTATATTGCAAAGCTTGAAGATGAATCAATTGCAAGGGTGCATGAGGAAGTGATGAAAGAACGGCAGGATATTGCCTTGAGGTCACTGTATTTATGCCTACTGGCATGCTATCAGGTGGGACTGAAGCCGTCCACGCTGGTTAAAATCCAGAATGCCATGAGCGGCCCTGTTACGGAAAAGTATTCCAGCTATCGCGTTGACCAGCTGGCAGACACATGGGCGCAGGTTACGCTGCAAAACATCGGGGTTGATGTGGCTGAAACGGGGGAACAATTATGAGCTTTGAAACGCCTGAAAATATGGATAAATGTTGCAACACTTGCCGCTGGAATGAACCGTTCAACGGTGTGTGCTACAACGCCGACAGCCCGCATTGCGCCGACTTTTGGGATGACGGATGCGATGAATGGGAAGGAGGGCCGAATGACTTTGTTCAAGAAGTTGGCTGGTAAAGCATCCGCGCTGCTGAATGCAAGCGGTATTTGCTCTAATAACTGCATTGACGGCCATTGCAGCGGGTGCGGAGAATGCTGCGCTGATCTTCTCCCGCTCACGAAAGGCGAAATTAAACGGCTGCGAGATTATGCCAGAAAGCACCACTTGCAGGAAAATAAGCGCTCTTTTTTGGAAACAAAGGGCGGGCCGGATTTAAGCTGCCCATTCCGCAATGAGCACACAAAACAGTGCGATGTTTACTCTGTGCGGCCTTTGATTTGCAAAGAGTATATCTGTTCCAGGATTTTGCAGAAGCCGATTGCTCAAACCGGTCTTACAAAAGAGAAGCGGGACATTCACTCATTGCGATGGGAGGTTTTCAAGAACCCGGAATGTGAAAATCTGCTGAAAGAAGCGCAAAAGGCCGCAATGAATGGATTATGACGACTGAAGAAATCAGCGAAATCTTGAAATTGCATCGCGCAATAGAAAACGGCGATTTTATAGTTATCAATGCAGATTGGTAAGGAGTGAGACTATGGACGCAGTTGAATTTTTCAAGACGGCAAACAGATTATGCAAAAATCGAAGCTGCAGGGAATGTCCTGTTTGTAAAGATGGCGTGTGCATGGTCATGCACACGCTTAGGCGCGGCGACAATTTAGTTAAAAGCATTGAAGAAACAATTTCAAAAGTCGAGCAATGGGAGAAAGGCAACCCCATCAAGACCCGCAATACCCGCCAGAGTGAGTTTTTGAAGATGTTTCCGAATGCACCAATAGATGAAGATAATGGAATTTTGTGTATTAGACCTTGCGACGTTGATGAAAGCATTGGATGCACAAATGAAAAAGGATGCTACGGCTGCCGTCGCAAATACTGGCTCACGGAGGTGACCGACAATGACTAACATCACAACCCTGCGATCCGGCGAACACTTCATGTTCAAAAATTTCGAGTGGGTATGCCTTGACCCGAACCACCCTGACGGCGGTGTGCTGGCTATTATGGCTGAACCGTGGGCAAAAGATGTAAAATTCTGCCCAGACGAACAGTATGTCGATGAAAAAGGAAACTGGAATAACTACCGAACCAGTAATGTGCGTGGAATTCTATCTGATATGGAGAACGCTGTTTTTGAGAAAAATAGTCTGCTGTCACATACCGTTGAACTTGTTGCCGACAACGGCGACCGCGCCTATGGAACAGTGAAAGACCTCGTTTTTATCCTGACCTGTGATGAGTACAGAAAATACCGTGACTACATCCCGCACTACGACAGCTGGATTTGGACTGCCACACCGTGGTACTGCGGAGATAAGGATTCCGACACGGGCGAAGCGAGCGTCGTTCGCGGTGTGTACACGGGTGGTCAGTTGAGCTACGACTTTGCGTGCCACAGCAATGATGTTGCCCCGGCTTGTATTCTCAATCCTAAATTTCTCAATCTGCGCCATAACATGGCATATGTAGAGGAGGTATCATAATGAATACAACAATAGGATGCCCGATTCCGGGCGCAAGTCAGCCGAAACAACAGCCCCAAATGATAGTAGAAAGAATAGGTGAGCCTGCATTTCTTGAACAGCTTGCAGAAGAGTGTTCGGAACTTGCGCAAGCAGCGTTGAAATCCGCGCGGAAGTATCGCGGTGAAAACCCAACGCCTAAAACCATTGACGAATGCTATGATGCTTTGCAGGAAGAAATTGCAGACGTGATGCTTTGCGTGAGCGAATATCTTGATTGTAAAGGGCCTGATTATCTTAATTGCGTCATGCGGATGCAACTCAAAAAGCATGAGCGCTGGGAACGGAGATTAAAGGAGGTAGGAAAATGAGCAAAGAACATGTGCGTCTGATTGATGCAAATGCACTTAAAAAGCGTGTTGTAAAGGTAATGTTTCGTGATTGTCCAGAAAGTGGAGAGTTTTACGCGGTTGGAACTGATGACATTGATATTATGCCCACCATCGACCCCGAATCCCTGCGACTTACGGCAAAATGGGAAAACGAGGACGATTTCAACGGCGACCCCGTTGTTTGGTTCTGCTCTGCTTGTAAGGAAAGGTTTTTTCTATATGATGGTACGCCAGAAGAAAACGATTATAAGTATTGCCCATATTGCGGTGCAAGGATGGTGAACGAAGATGAATGACCCGGTAAAAATCATTGATAAAGCATGTATGAGTTACATAATCGACCACCAAGAGGAGAAAAAAGGATTGTATCTATCTTTGGAAAATTGTGAAGGTGGCGCTGTCGTGGTAGCTTGCAACAATAGCACGGGCTTTGCATATATCGAAGAATTTGACAGCGTGAAAGCTGCTATCAAGTGGCTTCGGAGGGAAAAATGAACCATACGTTTTTTGACTCAGGAAACAGCAAGTGCATTTCTTTTGACAGCATGCCGAAGATTTCCGACTTTGGTGATGAGAATGACCTGATTCGGCGCGGTGATGCGTTGAAAGCCATTAGAAAAGCATGTATCAGTGCGCATTTACCGTTCGATTCCGCCACGCCTGAAGGACAGCGAGTAATGGAAGCTCTATATGCGGTATGGAAAGTGCAAAAAGAGGGAAAGACGCATGACAGTATTTGACGCAAACTGCATCTACACAATCAAATGCCTTGCTCTGATCTTCGTTGCAGCACCGGGCGCGATGCTTATCGGCGCATTGCTGATCTACCTGTTTGCACTGTGTTGCAAACAGATTTCAGGGCTTTGGAGGGAGCAGAAATGAACATTTTACTTTCAATTCTTGGCACCGCGATTGTCACAATTTTGATTGCGGGAGCCTATTCCATTGGCGTATCTGTCGGCAGAGCTGCGGCGGGGTATGAAGATAATGACCGGGAATCGGTAATTTACATGGAGCACACGCACGGGGGCGAGTAAATGGTTAAGATTTGCACTGAATGTAAAAAGGAATTTGAGGGAAGCGCAAAAGCCCGACTTTGCCCGGAATGCAAGAAAA